TTTCCTCGGGATTATGTAGTAATTAATGGGGTTAAGGTTAAGCCTCCTAAATATTACGATACGCTTTTTGAGCGTGAAAATCCTGGTGAATTTTCTGAGATTATTGCTCGACGTGAGTTGGATATTGATGTTTTGAAGAAACGTGATGTTTTGGAGTTTTGGCCATCTCGTATGGCTGTTAAGGAGCAGGTTCAGCTTGCTCAAGTTTCTCAGTTAAAAAGGAATCTTTCATGATGCATCGTAATCAGTCAGTGGACCCGCATAAGTTTGCGATGGTTCCACATGCGGATATTCCCCGCGCTAAGTTTGACCGGCAGTTTACTCATAAAACTACTTTTGATGCTGGTTATTTGGTTCCGGTATATGTTGATGAAGTATTGCCTGGCGATACTTTTAATTTGAACATGACCGCATTTGCTCGTCTTTCTACTCCTATTTTTCCTACCATGGATAACATGGTTTTGGATTCTTTTTTCTTTTTTGTTCCTAATCGTTTGATATGGAATAATTGGCAAAAGTTTATGTGTCAACAGGATAATCCTGGCGATTCTATTTCTTATGTTGTTCCTCAACAGGTCTCTCCAGCTAGTGGTTATGCTGTGGGTTCGTTGCAGGATTATATGGGTCTGCCTACTGTTGGCCAGGTTAATTCTGGTGCTACTGTTTCTCATTGTGCTTTTTGGCCTCGTGCTTATAACCTTATTTGGAATGAATGGTTTCGTGACGAGAATTTGCAGTCAAGTGTAGTTGTTGATAAGGGTGATGGCCCTGATACAGCTTCTAATTACACTTTGCTTCGACGTGGTAAACGTCATGATTATTTCACTTCTGCTTTGCCTTGGCCTCAGAAGGGTGGTACTGCTGTGACTTTGCCTTTGGGTACTTCTGCTCCTATTAAGGGTGCTTTTGCTGCTTATGATAATACTGGCGTTCACGGTAATATGGTTGCCTTTAATTATGGTACGCCTTATGTTGGTCTGAATAATAATTTTACTAATGGCTCAGGTCTTAATGCCGATTCTGCTGCTTCTGGTAGTTTATATGCTGATTTGTCTCAAGCTACTGCTGCTACTATCAACCAGTTACGTCAGTCTTTTCAGATTCAGAAGTTATTGGAACGCGATGCGCGTGGTGGTACTCGTTACACCGAGATTGTTCGCTCTCATTTTGGTGTTATTTCTCCTGATGCTCGTCTTCAGCGTCCTGAGTATTTGGGAGGTGGCTCAACTCCTGTTTTGATCAATCCTATTGCTCAAACATCGGCTACTGGTCAGTCTGGCGCCACTACGCCTTTGGCTAATCTTGCTGGTGTTGGAACTGTTTTGGCCCATAACCATGGTTTTACTCAGTCGTTTACTGAACATGGTGTTGTTATTGGTTTAGTTTCTATTCGTGCTGACCTTACTTATCAGCAAGGTCTTTCTCGTATGTGGTCGCGTTCGACTCGTTACGATTTTTATTTTCCTGCTTTTGCTATGCTTGGTGAACAAGCTGTTTTGAATAAGGAAATTTATGTTACTGGTAATTCCACCCAAGATAATAGCGTTTTTGGGTATCAAGAGCGTTGGGCTGAGTATCGTTATAAGCCTTCGCAAATTAGTAGTAAGTTTAAGTCTACTAGTGCTGGTACTTTGGATGCTTGGCATTTGGCTCAGAAGTTTACAGCTTTGCCCACTTTGAATAGTACTTTTATTCAGGATACACCTCCTGTTAGCCGTATTGTTGCCGCGGGTTCTCAGGCTGATGGTCAGCAGTTTATTTTTGATTCGTTTTTTGATTGCAAGACTGCACGTCCTATGCCTTTGTATTCTGTGCCTGGTTTGATTGATCATTTCTAATATGTTTGGTATTGATGATGCTCTTGTAGGAATTGGCGGTTCCTTATTGTCTGGTGCATTAAATAATTCTGCCGCTTCATCGCGGCAGGATGCTGCACAGACTTTTTCTGCTCAGCAATATGCCACTCGTTATCAAACGAGTGTTGCTGATTTGCAGGCTGCCGGACTTAATCCGGCTCTTGCTTATGGTGGGATTTCTGGTTCTAGTCCTACTTCTTCTGCTGCTTCTTCTTCTGGTACTCCAGATTTAGGTGCTGTTATTAATCAGTCTAAGATGGCTTCTGCCCAGATTGCTAATATTAATGCTGAAACTGAGAATAAGCATGTTCAGGCTAAGTTGATGGAAAGTGAAATTGCTCGTAATAATGCTACTGCTGCTCAATCTTCTGCACAGATTGGTCAGATTGGTGCTTCTATTGAAAAGTTAGCTGCTGAGACTAAGAATCTTGGTACTGAGAACGAGCGTATTCGTTTTACTATTCAGCAATTAGCTGAGGACGCTGCGCTTAAAGCGCAGCAAGGTGAAACTCAGGTAGCTATTCGTCGTGAATTGGAAGCCAAGATTGCAAAGATTCGTGCTGAAGCTAAGTTGCTTGGTTTTGATATTGATGCGGCCGGTTCTATGAAAAATCTCGGTCGTGTTGCTGGTCAGGCTAAGCCTGTGGTTGATATTATTCGCGGTTTAATCCGCAAGTGAGGATGTTATGTTTTTTCGTTCTGGATTTAATTATGATGTGGATGCCGCTTCTAATGAGTCGGCTTTGTTGTGTGAGGATGAATCGCTTGCTATTCAATCCGCTAAAGAAGAATCGGATATCAATACGATTGTTCGGAAGTTTGGTTTGACTGGCGAGCTACCTGGTCAGGTTGCTATGCCTAAGTCTGGTGATTTTACTAACATCCCTGATTTTCATACTGCTATGAATCTTGTACGTAAGTCGCAGGAGGCTTTTCTTACTGTTCCTGCTGATATCCGGTCACGTTTTGGTAACGACCCTCAAGCTTTTATGAATTTTATTGAGGATGATGCTAACCGTGATGAGGCTAAACGTCTTGGTTTGTTGAAGGCTATGCCTGTTGTTGAAGCTCCGTCAAGTACTCTTGATGGAGCCACGCCGCAGGCGTAATGTCACATATGTGACTGAATTCCCGCTTCGGCGGGTTTTTTTTTGTGTTATGATTTGTTTGCTGCGATTTTGCAGTTTTTGGAGATTTTTATGTCTGTGTATTCTGTTGATATCAGTGATGATGATCGTGAGATTATTATTAAAGCGTTAAAGTTTAAGCTTGCTGCTGTAGTTCGTGCTATTCGTGGTGAGTCTAATCCTGAGATTCGTGCTATTCGTTCTGATGAAGCGGATGCGTTTGAGTCTTTGATTTCTAAGTTTCGTTAATTTTTTGGAGATTGATATGAATCAAGTTATTGTTTCTGTTAAGGATACGGCTGCTCAGGCTTTTGGTCGTCCTATTTTTGTTCCTGCTATTGCAGTTGCTGTGCGTTCGTTTCGTGATGAGGTGAATCGTAAGGATTCAACCGAAGATTTGGCTCGCCATCCTTCGGATTTCGAGCTTTACGAGCTTGGCTCGTTTGATGATGCTACGGGCATTGTGACGGTGCTGGAAGCGCCGCGCCTGGTTGCTCGTGCTAAGGACTTGCAAGAGTCTTGATTGCGTGTTAAAACACGCCTAGACCAGTTTTCTACTTGATGTAACTGGTCTAGGTGACACCTTTTAAGGTGTCTTTATTTGTCTACCTTTGGAGAGTTTATGAAACCTGTTTCACGTCATCATGTGAACAAGCACAAGTCTGCTAAGACTTTTTCTCGTCATACTCGGACTGTAGCGGCTGCTAACACGTCTATTAACCCCATGCGTGGGGGTTGGCGTCTCTAATGCCTTGTTATCATCCTATGCCCGCTGTGCGGATGTCGGATGGCTCGGTAAAGTTTGTAAGTCGTAATAAAAAGGGTGTTGATGGTTGTCTCGAATTGCCATGTGGTCAGTGCATCGGCTGCCGACTGGAGAGATCCAGGCAGTGGGCTATGCGGTGTTTGCATGAAGCGTCGTTATATGATCGGAATGCCTTTGTTACACTTACCTATGAGGACTCCCATGTTCCGCCAGGAGGGTCTTTGTACTATCCGGACTTTCAGAAATTTATGAAACGTCTTCGGAAGCATATTAAAACGCCAGTGCGTTTTTACATGGGCGGTGAGTACGGTGAAAACGGTACTATTCGGCCTCATTATCACGTCTGTTTGTTTGGGTATGATTTTCCCGATAAGGTTTATTTTCGTAAGTCTAGTTCTGGTGAGAAGTTGTATACCTCTAAGTTTTTAGAGTCTATTTGGCCTTTAGGCCTTTCTAGTATTGGTGATGTGACGTTCCAGTCCGCTGCTTATATAGCTCGGTATTGTGTTCAGAAGGTTACTGGTGATCTAGCTGAGTCTCATTATCGCGTTATTACGGATGATGGTGAGATTATTGATCGTACTCCTGAATTTAATCATATGTCTTTGAAGCCTGGTATTGGTTCACGTTGGCTTGAGAAGTTTCAGACTGATGTTTTTCCTCGGGATTATGTAGTAATTAATGGGGTTAAGGTTAAGCCTCCTAAATATTACGATACGCTTTTTGAGCGTGAAAATCCTGGTGAATTTTCTGAGATTATTGCTCGACGTGAGTTGGAT